CTAGATGTATACATCCACGGGGGTTGGAATCCCGTGCGTACATCCGTGATTATTGTCCCAACAGGCACAATGGAGTCCCCGACGCGTAACAACGCGCCAGGTATCCATTGCTCTAGCCCTGACGGTCTTTGTTGACCGTCAACAGACTTGATTCGTCTGTTGGAACTAGTTACGATGGTAGAACACCCAGCATGCCATGCGACATACCGACCACGTTCGAGGGACTCCCGAGAATCGTCCTTTAGCAAGGCGCTCTCGGGGACTAGACGATAACCTGGACCAATCGCAGACACGAGTGTCTGAGTCGATTCCAGGTCATATCCTCCCCAAAGACGGGTTGGTACGTACTTAGCATACTTGTTCCACAGCGGGTAGACATCACTGTCACACCAACTGCGGGCACCATTTCCACACGCCCACTTACGTAGGCGATTAAGGAGCCGTATTAACGACGGAACGTCGTCAATCGGCCCCTTTATGTAAATGGGGGTAACATCGGCAGGGTCAGTGTGGCAGGCGGAAGTGGGTTCTTTCCAGTCTAGTGCGAAGTGTTTTCCGCACGATTCTTTAAAGTACCCACCTACAAACGATTTATCGTGGTTCACTTTAAAACCGCAATAATTCATCAGCTTTACGAAGCAATAATAAGCTCCGTCAGGTATGATGATGTCGTCGCCGTATACACTGACTAACCACTCGGTCTCCTTCCGAAGCTGTTCGAACCCACGCTGGGTAGTAATATCCAGGTGAGAGAAGAACAGCCTTCGAACTACGGATTGAGCTAGAGCCCAGAATACTAAGGACTCAAGTTCAAACGTGAACCCATTTCCCATGGTGGAGAACATCTCCATCTTGTGAAATACGTCTTTACCTTCTCTCGATGTCTCGAGGTAAGGCGATCCATAGTCGTCGCAGAACAAATCTGCGGCGAGTGGGATTCGGACGGCGGGGACACGTAGGCGATCGAGGTAGACAAACCACTCGGTCGGCAGCATCCTGCAAACCAACTGAGTTGTCACACTATCACTTGCGGATGACAGATCCACGGTTGCTAGGCCGTGGGCTATTGCAATACTGGCAAAATACTGATTGATCGTCTGATCATTCAGATTTATATGTGCCTTGTGCAATAGTCGCGATCGGAAATAATCACCGACCGCGCGCTGTCCCCACATATTAAGATCGGGTTCCTTACAGGCAACCCTATCGATAGTGTTATTCTTGGGAACGGTGAACATGACGCTATTGCTGACAACACGTGGTACGAATACCTCCGGGTTGACATCAGCCCACAGCTCGATGGGCATCAAGTGCGGGTACACTTCGTACCACGCACTCTCTGTTACGTCAAGAGTACTCGAGTACTTGCGATAGAACACTCCCGGTGCACGTCTTAACGACGTGGAAGCACCCCCACTGAACTTACCCCTAAGGGTATGTTTTCGTGGCCGCGAACCGATTACATGCTTAACCAATCTGGCGGCGTCGGCAATGAGTTCATCAAAGCTGACATCGCTGTACTGGAGATGGTTGTCACCCATGAGTACGGGTGACCAC